AATTACCTTGTGCTTCTGCAGATAGTGCATTCAAATCAATGTTTATGGTTTTAGATGATTGACTATATTCACTGGGTATAGATTCCGACTTTTTATATGGATTCGATGAATATGTTGTTGTTGGTGAATTAAATTTTCCGGTTTTATGATTTGATTTTGCTAATCTAAACGTTCCGATTCTCTCACCTTTACTATAAACTATTATAGTTTCTCCTGTCTGGAAAGAATTATTAGAAGATCCGGAAAGAGTTAAATCATTAGAATTAGGTGAAATTTCAATAAGTTTTGGAATAAAAGGTAAATTGCTATGCTTATCCAAGAATTGATAATGTCTTTCAAGGGGTCTGAAAAGATTACCAAAGAATGCAACATTTCTAGAGCGAATGTATTTTTCTCTTCCGGATGAAACTAGTACAGTTCTAGTACTGGAAACAGTATTACTTCTAGTGCTACTTGTTGTGTTACTTGTGGTAGATCTGTTAACGCTTCTTCGAACACTTACATTCGTAATTGCTGAAGTGGGTCTGAATCTATCAAAATCATCAGGTGTAAGGTCAATAGTTCTATTGACAGAAAGTTCTCTGTTATTTGAAAGAGTTACATTTCTATTTCTATTAATCGTTCTATTTTCTGTTCTGTTTATTGTTCTATTAACTACACGAGGTGGTAGTTTGATAGTTCTTACCCAGGTATCAGCATTTGGGGAAAGTTTTACTAAACCATTATATTCTATAACATGAAATGGATTCACATTTTCAACTCTTGTTGCTAACGATTGATTTATCCAATCTACAGAATCGTACTTAAGAGTAACAGTATTTCCCGTTTTTTGTACACTTGGATCGAATAAAGCATAATTTTCAGATAAATCTAAATCAGATTCTGAAATTTCTGTTGATGGAAGTAGTCTTTGTTGTAGAGAGTTTCTTATGGCAAACGGTCTAAGTTCTCCACCAGTAATACTAGCACTTGTTAAACTATTATCAGATAGAGATCTATTATTAAAATCATCAACAAATATTCCACTCTTAAATCTATTATTTCCATCAGCATCTTCTACTGTTAAAGATTCTGTATTTAACTCAAGTAAACTTAAAGATGTAAGTCTCTCTAAGTTTGAAACTCTATCTTCAATATCCCCAATGTCTCTCATAGTATATCTTCTATTATCTATTGCACTAATAGAAGCATCATCTGGATTATAGAGATATGCAGGAAGAGAAATCTCTGCCAATTGCATCATATCACTATCTTCATTTGCTGGTGGTACTGGTTCTACGGAAGAAACACCTTTTCTGACAATAACACTTCCAAACTTATCGAGATATACTCTATCAACTCTGGGAAGATAGAAATCATACCCTATGAAAGAACTCTCTCCAGGTTTTAATACAAATTTAGGTTCGTTTCCAAAGTTTCTGGAATCAAAATCAAATGGAGATGATGTTGTAACAGAAAAATTCTGTACTCTTGGTCTAAAATCTAAAGTATCAGATGCTCTAATACCATTTATACCAATAGAAGGAATATCTTCTGTAAATCTATTTGCATCGTAACTAAGAACTGTAAATACATCTCCCTCATCAGATGCTGGAATTGTATAATGATCATATACTATTAAAAGTCTTCTACTTGGAACTTGGGATCCAACTCTAACTATTCTTGAAAAATCGTAATATTCATCTCTTTGACCCTTATCTAAATTATAGTTATTTGTGATATTTTTATATTTTCCAAGAGTTATTGTTTCTAATATGGAAACTATATTTGATTCTTTAAATCTTATATTTTCCCCTACAGTGAATTTTTCATCATTAAGATAAACAATCCCAATATTATTTGAAGGAACGGATGGTGTTGATGAAGAATTTAATACAATTCTTGCTACAGAACCACTATCCTCACCAATAATATCCTCACCAATAATTGCATCAGAATCTATTTGGGATAGTGAAGAGAATTGAAGTCTATCTAAAACAGGATTTTCAGTATCTGTTGATTCATATACTGCAATAATTTTAACAGCATCAGGTACATTTAAAGAAATTTGATCATCTTGTACTCTCAATCCATAATAAGAATTAAATGTTAATCCATCAGCAGATGAAGTATTGGTATTTACTCCAGAATTAGATAGTGTGGAAAGATTTACAATATTTACAGAACTTCTTGTATATTCTTTAATCTTACTTTGAATACTATTTTTCCTAAGAGTTACATTGACAATACTATTCCCACCACTAGCACTCAAATCAGTAATCGCAATACCAGTTCCTCCACCAGTAATTGTAAATGTATCAGAAGTTACTGTTCCAATTCCACCACCATTATAGTGAACAGAATACCTTTCTTGATCAAAAGATTCGTAGAATGCACTGGTAACTCCAGCGTTAGCTAAATTTAATGCAATTGAAGTTCCAGTAATATTTACAGGAATTTGTTTTGTTATTGCTAATTGAGAATTTGATAAATTAACTGAAGAAATATTGACATCTGGAAGAACTGTATATAAAGATGCATTAGATGCATTTCTTAAAACTGGAACAGCTAGTTCAATATCATATTCTCCATCACTTGCCTTTCCTCCATTATAAACACCACTAACACTTGGACTGACAGCTGCAACTGTTATTGTAGTTAGATTACCACCTATTGCAGTAACTCTATTATATCTTATATCTCCACTAGTTCCATCTTGATATCTAATGATATCATTTAACTTAACTCCTTGAAAGAAATTGCCAGGACTTGTAAATATTCCCGAAGACTGAACAAAATTTGCTTTAGTAATTCCTTCAATTTTTCTTCTACTGAGAACACTATCTGCTTTAAAAGTTGGAAATCCACCTCCCGATGATCTAGCAACTGATTTAATATCTCTTACACCAAAAACATTAAACTCCTTTATTGCTAATGAAGAATCAACACCATTGATAGTTAATTGTTCGTCTGCAAGAAAAGTTCCAGATGTTTGATGAATTTTTAATGAATTTGAATTTGCCGCAGCAACTACAAAACCACTCGCACCACTGCTCTTACCCTTAATAAACGATGTTTTGGGAACTTCTGCTGTAGTTACAGATCTGTTAAATGTTAATGTTGTGTAAGTTTGAATGTCATAAAGATATAAATCAAACTGAGTTGATGCACCTGAGTATGCAGCGTCTGTTAAATTAAATGTGTAGACTCTAGCAACACCAATTTTAGTGCCTGCACCTGCACTTGCACCCAACCTAGAATGAAGTTCTACAGTTTCTTTTTCTGCTGGAGCACCTGAAACATTATTAACTCTGAGTAAATGTCCCATTTCAAAGGGAATATTCAAACTGGGAATATTTTCTTCATCTCTAGGTTTTTCTACATCAACTGTTGCAGTTGCGTCTAGTTCAACATCATATCCGGCTACATATGCTTTTCCAGGTGAAACCTGAACACACATTAAATCATCTGTTGGTATATTTCCCTCTTCTGTAGTTTCATTTTCTAAAAATAATCCATCATTATCAATTCTGTCATTCAGTGAATCAAGGACATTGAGTCTAAATTCATCAACAGTATAATGTCCAGACTCATCAAAAGTTCTCTCTGCAATATAATCTCTAATTATATTATAAACAGTTTTATCTACTACTTTTTTTATTTTTCCATCATCAACTCTAAGAATTTCTATAAAATCAGTATCATTAAAATCTGTTAAAGACTTTTTAACTAAAGTTAAATCAATTTTAAATCTATCTGCACCAGGAGATGCAAAGTTCGAAAATCCTTTTGCATTATCAAATAAACTATCATCATCTTTAGAACTGATGATAGTTTCACTTACTTTTAACCCAACTCTATATGAAGAATCATTTTTATAATAATCTAATATGATAGATTGCTTATTAACATTAGCAAAAGTTCCTCTTACAAAATATACTCCATTGTCAATAGATACAGAAGAACCTGTAAATAATGCATCTTGATCTATAACTGAAGCAAATGGAGTCCCCGAATTGATTATTATATTTCCATAACTTACATTTTCAGATGCAGTTAATTCTTCCCCTTCTTGGAAAGTTGTAGATTCTGAATTTTCACCTGCTTCTGAATACTTTACATAAATTGTTGTATGATCAACTTCATCACTGTCTGTGGTAAAAGCAACTTCTTTAATTACAGCACTTACTCCAGACAATCTTCCTGTTACTGTCTTCCCAATAAAATTACTAATATAGACGGAAATATCTACACCTAAGTTAATCTCATTCAGTTTTACTGCCAAATATTGATCATCAAAAGTTGAAGATCCAGGCAAAACCATAGAACCTTCTTTGAAAATATTACTTCCAAAAGATTCTACTTGATTTTGTAGTATGGACTGAAGAGTTGTTAATTCTCTAGCCTGAACTGGGAATCCTGGTTTAAATAAAACTTTGTAAAAGTTTTTACTTTTATCAAAGTCATCATAATATGGACTGATATTTAAGTCTGTTTTTTGTGCCATCTTTTTTTAGAATTCCAGAATGATTTTAACGTCTTCTTTTTGTCTAGAGTCTCTTTGAACTTCGGGTCGATTGTCTATGTAAATTATATCCCCTGTCTTTTTATTTATCTCAGGATCTGCAAGTCCACCTGTGAAAGAAACACCCAAATTAATTTGTTTAGAATTTACTGTTTTGATACTACCGTTTAAACTTAAATCAATAGACCCAACAGATAAAGTTGTGGTGGAAGTATTGAATCCAACAACATCAGTAGAATTGGTATTATCTCTTTGATCATACTTATCACCAAAATATAAAGATCTATCTTGATAATATTTTAAAATTTTAGTTTCTTTATCAAATGAAGCAACATATCCTTTTGCAATAACATTATTGCCTTGATCCTGTGTTATTATATCTCCTACATTTACTGTTACTGAGGTAGTTAATCCAATTGAATATAAAGATGAAAAAGTATTTCCTGTAAAAGTTACACCAGCACCAGAAAATTCCTCAGGATTTTTTATAATTCCTACTTGAAAAAATTTTGTATCTATAGGAAAATCTTTTGTCGAATCATCAAATCTTGCATATAATAATACTTTATCGGTCCCCAATTCATCATAGATATTAAAACCGTGGCCTTTAGATGGGGGAATAATTGGAATTAATTTAGAACCATTTCCAGAATTTGTACTCAAATCAACAATCCCATAGGTATATCCTTTACCACCTGCGGTTACGGTAACCCCTGTTATTACTCCATTAGTTTGTGTTACGGAAACTTGTCCTCCACTTCCGTCACCTATAATTGGATGAGTTCCGTTACTATATCCACCACCACCATTCTCAATATATACCGTCTTAATTTGATTATTATTAACTTCTGAATTTCCACCGTCTCTAATTATTTCAATGTCAGATTCTGTAGTAGTTTCCCAATTATTAGGGACAATTAAAAACTCTGTAGAATCAAATTTAATTACATCCGATGGTGGCATTTTAAACAAAAATTTCCACTTGTATCCATCAGAATATAATACTGGTTCTATATCAGTATGTGTTGGTTTAAGTGTTGATGCTGGAACAGTAGGATTTATACCTGAAGTCCCATTTTCAATACAAATATAAACTTTAAACTCATCTGTAATTACATAATAATTTGAATCATATAATCTTAAAGATTTACTAACTGAAGATAAATTTTCTTGTCTATAATCATGTCGATACATATCATACTTACTATTTGCAACCCAGTTAATTCTTCTTATAACTCTTCTTGCATTTTCTGCGGTAATTTTTTTACCAAACAAACTTGTATCTCTATAATGAGACAAATATTGAGAATTATCTACAGGATTATTTGCTGTGCTTGTATTCCAATTATCAGTTCTACCAAATCCAATAGCAGCTGGAGTTGCGTTTGACAAACCCAAAAAAGCATAATAAGAGTTATTACTGATAGAATCTACAAAAGAACCAGCATTCAATATTCTAAATTGATCTGTTACGAATGCAGCCATATTAATTGTTTTTTAGATATTTATACGATGTAATCAAGATACAATTTTTGGAAGTGCTCCAGTTTGTCTAATTCCAAAGTTTCTTCTTTGAATTGTTGGATATGATGATAATCCAGATACGATATTTCCAGAAACACCTATGGATATTGGATTTGAGGATCTTGTTGCTTGGGACAATCTTCCCCAAGAATATTTTCCAATAGGAGTTGTTGGACTTCCAGTTGATGCTATTCCAGAAAGATTTGAGTCTGATCTGACATTACAAGTTAAAGTAGCTACGTATATAGTACCTTTTTGAACAGAAGACCAATCCGAAATATAGTAAATGTTATCGACAAAATCATCTCCAATACCAACAATATCAGAATCTAAATTACTGATAGACTTAATCCCACCATTACCAACTTGAGTATCATAGATGTAGATAGGATAACCAGTTGATAGTCCAGTAAAATTGGAACTACGAATAATATCAAACTTAATTGCTTTTGCTGTTCCTATTCCAGGAGATGTTGTAATTCCAGTCACAATTCCAGAGAATCCATTAATTATACTTAAACCAGTAATATTCTCTACAAGTCCTGTTGTAAATCCTGTTGTGGATATTCCATTTACAATTAGAGCATCGAAACCAGCATTTGGTTTGTCATTGAATTCCGAATTGTTTGGATCAAATTGTCCTGCTTCATAATTAAATAATTCAACACCATCAACGAAAATTTCATTATCTGTAGTAGATACATCTTTAATAATCCTTGCGGTTGGGAATATCAAAGATTCTGATAAATCTCTAGATTTACTTATAAACTCACCATTTACTTTTCTACTTACCTTTTGTTTAGTCCAAGATACTGGTTTAAAGTTTATTTCATCAATTCCAACACCAGAATAACGATCTGTTTCAATTTTATCTGAACCACTTATATTATAAACAACTCTTTCATCTTGTGTTATTGTATCTGGAATAGAATTGTTACTTAT